TCATATAATATCATTTAGCTTTTCAACAGCATTAATTTTTTGCTTTGGCATTACGTGAGTGTAAATATCAGCTGTTGTTTTTATATTGCTGTGTCCTAATAAAGCCTGGACTGTTTTTAATGGTGTTCCAGCTTCAAATAATTTTGTCGCATAAGTATGCCGTAAACAATGAAATTTTTTATGTTCTATATTTGCTTTTATCAATAAGTTTTTATAACTTCTAAATAGATTTTTAGCATCTGTGGGTTTTCCAAGTGCAGTAGCGAAAACAAGGTTGTTGTCTTCATAAGAATCACCTGATTTTATTTTCTCTAGTTTTTGCGCTAATTGATGTTGCTTTAAAATTGGAATCAATTTAGATGGAATAGGTACGATCCTATTACTAGATTCAGTTTTAGGTTTTTGGATTAAAGTCTTAGTTTGTCTTGTATCGTCTGATTCAATTACTTTTACTCTCTTTATAGTTTTATTTACAGTGATCTCCATATTATTAATGTCAATATCATCCCATGTTAAAGCTAAAAGCTCACCTTGCCTTAAGCCTGTAGCCAATGCAGTTAGGACTAGACATTTTAATCTACTTGTTGCTAAAGTTTTTTTCAAACGATATATTTCATCATTTGTAAATATTTTTATTTCTTCTTTGATTATATTAGCGGTACCAGGGATAAATATTTTTTTACCCACGCAAGGACTTTTTATTATATAACCTTCATCTACAGAGTAGTTTAAAAATTGTTTTAGAAGTTTATTTATATTTTTTATTAAATTACTGCTTTTACCTTTCTTGTATAATTGGTTATAATATCGCTGTATTTGAATACTTTTTAATTCACAAATTTTCAGTACTCCAATTTTACTATCCTTAATATAGTTCCTATAAAGTCCCTCATATTTTTCAAATGAAGAGGATTTAATTTTTTGCTTTATTATTTCAAATAACCATAAATGCATAAGCTGATTTAAAGTTATATTTTGAGAATTTATTTTAATGCCACTGTTTAAATCATTTAAATATTGATTTTTAAGTTTTTCAGCCTCTTTTTTACTTTTACCATAAAACTCTTTTCTAATTAACTTACCGGTTGAGTCTCTACCAATAGAAACAGAAATCCTATAATATTCAATTCCATTTTTAGTACAATTTGTCTTTGTGGCCATATTAAAACCTCCTTAATATGATTCTTTTTCTATAAAATATAAAACGCTTTCTGTCTCCATAATATTAAAATTAGAAATGTCTTTATCGGTAAGTTGCCTGAAAGCATCCAGCATAACCCTTGTTGGCGGAAATCCATTTCTAATAGAACCACTTATATGCAATTTGCCACAAGATGTTATGCAATAAAAAATATTATAATCATTCATTTTATAAATTACTATTTTCTTGAATGAACCGTATTTATTCATGAGATCCACGGTATCTTTATTTTTCTCTGTCACATCTATTAATTTTGATATTATACTCCCTCCTAAATTCAGAACGCCAGTTCTTTATATATTAAAAAAATATATAGGAGACTGAACTCCTATTAATAAATAATATTTTATACTGGCCTGCGTTTTAATACGGTAATATCAACTTCATGCCTTCCTAAGATTTCCTTTACGGCATCTATGTTTTCATTTATGCTTTTTATATCGCCTTGGATATATGCTATGTCATTGCTTATCTTATCTCTTTCAGCTTTGGAAACTTCTGAACTATGTTCCAACGCCCTTAGTATTTGCGTATTTTCATTTAGTTGAGATTTTATAGGCTCAAGTTTTGTATCTAATAGCTCGGCTATAGCTTTTAAATCATCTTTATCCATGAATATCATTCCTCTCTATAATTTAGTATAATCCGTATTTGGTAAATTTATACTATGTTGTTTTTTAAGAAGCTATTGATGATGAATTAATGTCATGTTCCATTTTTAAGCTCTGTCTATATTCAGCTGCTTCAGCAATCTTAGTAAATTCAACTACCGCATTGAAATTTTTCTTTACTTCTTCTTCAATTTCTTTTAGGGAAACTTTAAAAAATTCTTTTCTAGTATTTATTCTATTAACACGTCTATCGTCAAACTTTTTATGTAGAGCATTTTCTAACGAGGGAGCATCCTCACTAAAAATCATGGCATGTACATCAAATTTAAAAGGAACTGAGGCATCTCCTAATTCTCTAACTCTTTCATCCGGATTTAATCGTCTGGTCATTCCAATTTTATATATATTTTCTCCAAAAGATCCTATATTAGAGATTATGTACACGTAGCCGGCACGGGTATTTTTCTCTCTATTAGCTATATCTTCTTTATCTTTTCCTAATTGATTTAATGACATTGTAAGTGCATTTAATTTATCTAGTAATTTAGACTTTTCATCTTGGTTAGCTGTAGATAATTGCTCATTGATATCTTTAATAGCATTTTGAAAATGATGTTCTTCTTTTTCAATTTTCTTTTTAGCGTTTTCTATTTCCTTAAGGGCTTTAGCTTCTTCACGCATTCGTTCACGTATTTCTAATTGTTCTTCTTTTTCTTCCTGTTTTTTAATTTCATATTCATAAGCAAGTTCTAACTCTTCAATTTTTAGATTTAAGTATTCAGGCTCTATTGACACCCTCATTCTTTCTCCTAATTTGTTTAAAGTTTCAAATGATTTATTAATTCTTTTCTTCATGCTTTCAACATTGCTAAATTTTACTTTTGATATGGCAGCTTCACATTCATTGTTAAAAGAACGTAATATAAGTTTTATATTGTCATTAGTCATTGCCTTGCCTTTTGAAACACTATCTTCTACTATCCATCCATCATAAAAAGATATAGCTGTTTTATCTTTTACCATTTGTTTTTGTGAAGCCCTTATTTCATTAAGTTTAGCTTTAAAGGCCGTAGAACTGGTTAAGTTATATTGTGGAGTATATAATCCAACTGATTGAAATAAAAGTTCATTATCTAGTATAATTAAATCTTTTTGTTTCTCCTCTAGCTCGTGAGCAATTTCCTTCTTTTTAATGGATAGTTCTTTTTGCCTTTCTTGTAACTCATTTTCAATTTCCTCTTTTTTAGTAACTAATTCTTTAGCAAGTTTAATAGATTCATTATTTTTATTGATTAATGCTTTTTGTTCAGCTAGTGTTGAATTTAATTCATGGACATTTGATAACAATTCTTCATTTTGTTTTAATAATGATTCGTTATCAGAAGAAAGTTTACTATTCTCACTTTTATTTTTATTAAATTGTTCTGTGATAGTATTTAACTCTTCATTTATATTTTTTAGTTTTTCTTTTGAGTTGTTAATTTCAATATTAATTTTTTCCAGTTCTTCTTTTTTACCAGTTAATGATTCACTCTTTAATTCTTCGATTTGTGAAAATAAGGATTTTTGATCTTCCTTAATTAACTTATCCTTTTTTATGCTTAAAATTAGTAGGACAATTCCTGTGATTCCCGGTATTATAAAGAACCAGAAAGCAAACATTATTGCAATAAACCAAGTCTGTAAATACCACTTCTTTTTCATAAATAAGTGCCTCCATTATAATGAACTTTATTCAGAAATATGATAATAATATTATCTATGTTTCCTTTTCATTTTTAGTTCCTTTTTGTCTAATTTCCCTTTAAGTTCACGGCTTCTTTTAGTTTTTAATTCAATTGCATAATCTAATGATTTTATGTATTCTTTTTTAGCCTTAATTTCATTATCTAATTTGGCCAGTTTGATTTTTAGATTAAGATATTTAATTTCTTCTTTATTAGACATTAGTTTTTTTAATTCAGCTTTTAGGCTTGACATTTCCTTTTCTAAGGCTAAAAGTTTTTCCTTATTAAATAAATCCATATAGTTCTCCCAATTTCTTAAACTTATATTTAATGTTTCTATTGTTTAATTACTTCAGGAAACAATGCTATTAAATTAATCAAAGATATTCAATTTAAAAATAGTTGAATTAAAACTTCATATGGAATGCCTGTATAAGCAGATATTTGTTTTAATGTCATACCTTGTAGTTCAGTCTCATCAAATTTTACTCCAGATAATTTAAAGGCAAAATAATTAGCTTGCTTTTCTATTTTACCTTTGTTGCAGAAAGTGAATGCAGCACATAATAAGTTTGTATTGCACAAGGCATGTCCCAATTCATGAGATATAATGAACTTTTCTAATATTTCATTTAAGTCATTTCTTATAAATATTATTTCACTATTTTCTAAATCTCTACAGTAAAACGCATCCTTGTTTCTTAAAAGTATGTTATTTGGTTCAAGCTTTACAATTTTAATCCCCAAGTAATCACAAAGCTCATAAGGATCATTCGTTCCGTATGTTTCAAGCAATCCAGCTATTATATTATCAATCCATTCCATATAGGCTTCATCCCCCAAAGTAATTCTTACTTTTTATATTTATATCCTAATAGTTTTAATTGATGTAATAATTCATTGGCAAAGTCCATGATTTCTTCATCACCCATTTTTTCAGGTTCAAAACCGCCGTACCCAGCAATAGCAGGTTGTTTTAATATAAATTCCATAGCTTCCTGTGGAGTTTTGAATTCAAAATCCTCTTTATCTATATTAGTATTGGAATTCGTTTTGCTATCTGTGAGACCAAGTAAATAATCTAAAGAAACATTAAAATATTCTGCTATTTTTTTCTTAATAGAGTCACTGGGAATTCTTTTTCCAGATTCATATTGGGATAATGTTGTATTGCTTATATTGAGTATTTTAGCCATTTCTAATTGACTTATAGTTTTTTCTTCACGCAATCTTTTTATCCTGTTACCTAATATATTATTTTCCATTTATTATTTTCCTTTCACAATTAGTGAATTTAGGTTTATTATAACAAATAAATTAGTAAAATATATTATTTTTCACAAAATGAAAATAAAGTGTTGACTTTTGCAAAATGTGAAAGTATAATATAAATATAGATTTTGCTTATTGTGAAATAAGGAGGCGATTAAAATAAACAATAGAATGAAATTTTATAGGCAAAAGAGTAACTTAACTCAAGAACAGATAGCCAAAAAGTTAGGTATATCAGTAAGTGCCTACAATATGATAGAAAATGGTAATAGAGGAATATCTTTATTAAGAGCAAAACAGCTAGAAAAAGTATTCAATGTTTCTATAGATGAAATTTTTTTTGATAATAACTTTCACAATAAGCAAAATAGGGAAGCAAAGGAGGTAGTGTAATCCCATAAAATAATTCTACTAGCAAAAGGAAGTGAAATAAATGGCAAGAAAAGCTACGAAAGCAGCAGACAACATATATTATAAGGCACGAATGGAAGCGGCTGCTACAAATGACAAACTCAATAGTAGAGAAGGGGCTGCTGAAATAATAGGAATTGATAGAACCAGGCTTGCAAGAATAGAACTTGATAGTATTTGTGCTTATCCAGAGGAAGTCTTGATGATGTCTGATGCATACAATGCTCCAGAATTGAACAATTATTTTTGTTGTGAGCAATGCCCTATAGGGAAACATACCGTGCCACATCTTGAATTAACAGATATAGGCTATCTTGCAATTCAGATATCAGTTTCATTAAAAAATCCTGAATTCATGATAGATAGGTTGATGGAAATTGTGCAAGACGGAATAATATCTAAAAATGAAAAGCCAGAACTCAAAAGTATAGTTGGAAAATTAGATGGATTTTCTGAAAAAGTACAGTCATTAAAACTTTGGGCACAGAAAAATTTGAAGTAAGGAGGGATTATTTGTGGAGATGTCGGCAGTAGATCAAGGTTTTAAATCAGCAATTAAAGATGCAATCAAGGAAGCACTGAGTGAAGTCATGCGTGAAAAAGGAAATGAAGCAAAGGCAACCATGACAATAGATAATTGCGTTAAATACAGTGGCATTGGACGTGACAAAATTATGGAGTTGGCTCATAATCCTAACTCAGACTTCCCAAGATTTAAAGTCGGCACTAAGTGCCTTATAAATAAAAAGTTGCTGGATGAATGGCTGGATAAAATTTCAAAGGAAAAAAGAGTTTTGTGAGGAGGGATGGAGAGTGAGTAATTTAATTACAAAGCAGGTCAATTTTCAGAATGTGAACATGATGGCATGTAAAACAGATGAAAAAGTATTTGCCGGGATAAGGAGCATATGTGATGGACTGGGTATTGCATATAACGGCCAGATGGAAAGAATTAATCGTGATGATGTGCTGCCAGAGGGGGTTCGTAAAATACGCATACCCACATCTAGTGGAGAACAGGAAACTAACATGCTAGATATTGAGTATTTACCATTTTTCTTAGTAGGCATTAAAAGCTCCATGTGTAAAGAAGAAATAAGACCCCAATTGAAAGAGTTCAAGCTCAAGGCAAAAGACGTACTGGCAGAGGCATTCGTAAAGTCTAAATCGGAAAGCAACATGAAAATAGTATCTATGCTTCATGAAGAAATAGGACAGCTTATAAATGTTACCACTGATGTTCAGAGCAGGGTATCAAAGCTTGAGGAAGAGGACTACATCAAGCCATTTCAGAAAAAGGCACTTATAAATGCCAGGACCAGTAAGGTATTTGAGATAACAGGAGGTAAACAAAGTGATGCTTATAAAGATAAAAGTTTCAGAAGCAAGGTTTACCAGGACATATTCAGGAATATCAAAAATATTTATAACGTCAATGAATATGATGCAATACCAAAGCAGAAGTTCAGCGAAGCTTTGAAACTTATAAATGAGTATCAATTGCCACTACAGCTTAAATATGAACTTGAAAAGATAAACAATCAGATAAAAATGTCAGAGGAGGCGGTAATATAGTGACTCCATGGTACAGAGAATCAATAAGCAGCAGGAAATTTAAAGCCGGGCTGAAAGAAGCAGCACCATTTGCATTAACTATGGCGAGAGTTGCACTTGGGGTTGAACTTAAAAAGGGAGACAAGGTTAAAAGTAAGTTTGATGCGATAAGCAAGGAAATTGAGAGGAGGAAGAAAATTGAAAGCAAAGTATAAAGTTGGAGAAAAAGTAAGATTTGAATACAAGAATAATGATACAAGAGTTGGAGTTATAAAGAAAATCAAGAAAGGATTAGTTAACTATAAATATTTAATTACAGTTCAATATCCAGATATTATGCTGAACCAAGGCGCAGATAATGGTGTCCACACATATTTCTATTGGACAAAAGAGAACAAAATAATTGAAAAACTGGTTCCTGGCTATAAGGGATATTGTTAGAAAGGGTGAAGAAAAGTGTTGAAGGTAATAATTCCAGAGGACAACGCCGAACTGGATAAACAGATTGAAGCATTGGAATATGCAATACAGCATGACACTAATGAGAAAGACAGATGTATCCACTTGGCAGCATATGACAGGCTGGTTAAGGAAAATTTGAGGAGGATGAGAAGATGAATAAAGGAATCAAGTCATTAGAAAAAATATGTAAACCGGTGGTTGATTATCTTAAAGACAATTATAACCCGCATTGTGCGGTAGTTATTACGGACAATCAAATCAGATTGGTAGAGGATAAAATAGGTATACCAGTAGAAAGGGTTGAGAACAATGATTAAATACACACTAAAACAGATGTTAGAGAAGCTTGAGAGAAATCACAGTTTGAAGTTTGAATATCTCGGAGATGAAGACCACGGTATTGAAAACGGTGCTGTTATTCATCTAACCGAAGACGGATATGTTGTGGATAATTTCGGACATTCTATACTATCATGTTTCAATTTAGGAAGCAGATTCAGGTTAGTAAATGAGCCTGTAGACAGAATGACAGCTTTTAGGGCATTTTATGAAGGTAAAAGTATTTGTTGTGAATATAAAGATACAAGGCGTTGTTACAAGCCCAAAGAAAAGCTCATGTTAGAAGATAATGATAGATTTGCAATTTCAGTTTTGGAAATTCTATATGGCAAGTGGTTCATAAGGGAGGGAGAACAATGAATGGATATCTGCAATGCTTGATAGACCAATATGAAGGCAAGGCAAGAAAAGCTTTGGGAGGGGCAGAAAGAACAGTATACAGAGAGGTTCTGAATGATTTACTGAAGTTCAAAGAGTACGTGGAAAAGCCGGAGGAAGAAACTACTAATAAAGATATACCAAGGAAACATATTATTGTTGATTTTGCTGGACCAATAAAAGATCTAGGAGAATATCTTAAAAACTTTAGAGGTAAGACTACAGAAGAATTCTTGAAGGAATTTATGAAAGAAGGTGAATAAGATGGATGATTTAAGATTTAAAATACTTGAAGTTAAAAAGAATCCAGATGTAACAGTTATAAGGGCACAATGCACAAAAGATCACGAAAGTGTCACAGCTAGTATACCTACTATGGGTATAACTGATAGGGACTTTATAAAAAGAGCATTGAAAAATAGATATTTAAATGAAATTTCAGAACAACTGCAGGAAGGTGAAACAATATAAAATGCCCTCGGCAAAGGGCAAATTAAATTAATCATTAGTTCCATTTTACATTGGAACGGGAGAAAAATCAAATATGGGAGGTTGGAATATGAGTAATAAGCAAGATGCCTCTGCACTAAAAATTGTTAAAAAGGTAAATGAAAAATATCTTGGCTTTATAAAGAAAGAAGGTACTATGGCACTTACCAAGGGTAAAGATTATGAAAAAGGGTATATTGATGCGCTAATCAAGCAAAATAAATTTATAAAAGATTTTATAAATGAAATTTCAGGAGGTTTGATTTTATGAGCAAATTGTATGAAATAAGTGAGAGATACAGAAACATTCAGGAGCTTTTGGACAATCCGGAGCTCCATGATGAAGATATAAAAAAGGCACTTGACAGTATAGGAGAGGAATTCGACACAAAGGCAGAAAATGTGGCCAAGGTCATAAGTTCCATGTCTGCGGATGCAGAGGGAATCAAAAAGGAAATTGAAAGGCTTCAGGAGAGAAAAAAGGCTGTGGAAAACAGGGTAAAAGGATTGAAGGGCTATATCTACGAGCAGATGCAGGCCACAGGAAAGAAGAAAATCAAAGGTACATTGTTTACCTTGGCAATTCAGAAGAACGCTCCCAGTGTAAATGTAGTAGATGAAGATGTGGTACCGGAGCAATACAAGATACCTCAGCCTTCAAAGTTGGACAAGAAGGCAATACTTGAGGATCTGAAGCAGGACAAGAAGATAAACGGTGTTGAGATAAAGCAGGGTACAAGTTTGAGAATCAGATAGGGGGAAAATTTATTATGGAAAATACATTGATGAAATCACAGAATCAAGTGGTAAGTTTACTGGACAGCGTTGAAATAGGCGAAGTAAGGAATACATTAGGTAAGATAGCACAGTTTCAGTCAATCGTACAGAAGACTCTGAAGAATGGACATGACTATGGTGAGATAGGAGGAGTAACCAAACCAACTCTACTTAAACCAGGTGCAGAGAAAATACTTATGTTAATGGGACTTACAAGTGAGTATGACATAATCGAAAAAATCGAGGACTATGACAAGGGCGTATTTGCCTACACCATAAAATGCATATTGAGAAAGAACGGTCAGAAGATAACCGAAGGGGTTGGGAGCTGCAACTCCAAAGAGGATAAATATCGCTGGAGATGGGCCAGGGAAGATGATTTACCTATAGGCATAGATAAAGATACTGTAAAAAGTAAAACTGATAACTGGGGCCATGTAAAGTACAAAATTGAAAATGACGATATATGCAGCCAGGCAAACACAATACTTAAGATGGCAAAGAAAAGGGCGCAGATAGATGCAACTCTTACAGTAGCCAGCCTTTCGGAGATATTCACTCAGGATATTGAGGATATGGAACAGTTCCAGGAAAGAGAAAATGTGGAGAACATGAAGGCTGATGAAGTGGTAAATATAGTAGTTAGGTTTGGAAAACATAAAGGTAAGACGTTGGGACAGATAATGAGTACAGCGCCGGACTATATAAAATGGCTTGCTCAAAATGGAAAGGATGCGGCCATGAGAAAAGCATGTTCCATGATATTAAGTTCTAATACAAATACAAAACCTGACAAGCAAGACAAGCAGCAGGAGGAAATGGACATGTACGAGGGCACACCGTTTGCGGATGGTAATACGGAGCTTTAAGGAGTATTGAGCTATGGGAGAAGGTGATTACATTGGCTAGACCTCAAAAAGAAGGATTGGAATATTTCCCTCTGGATGTAGATATGGATCAAGATGATAAAGTTGCACTTATAGAAGCTCAACATGGACTGGTTGGTTTCGGTGTAATAATCAAATTATTAATGAAGATTTATAAACACGGTTACTTCTATGAGTGGACTGAAAAACAGCAATTACTCTTTTCAAAAAGGGTTAATGTCGACATTAACCAGATTAATGTAATCATTAATGATTGTATAAAGTGGGAATTATTTGATAAGAATGTCTTTGAAACCTATAAGGTACTTACCTCCAAGGGTATTCAGAAAAGGTATATGGAGGCGGTAGGCAGGAGACAGAAGGTAAAAATATACAAAAAATACCTGCTTTTGGATGATGAAACCATTAATGTATACAAAAACTTAGTTATTGTTAACATTAACTCTGATAATGAGGTAGTTAATGCAGACATTAATCCCCAAAGTAAAGTAAAGGAAAGTAAAGTAAAGAAGAGTAAAAGAGAGAGTAGAGAAAAAGAAGTTTCCGACAACGGAAACTCTCTCTCGGAAAAAGCAACGGAACTTTGTATGTATTACGAGGAGCTAAAACCAGGTGAAAGTATAACTGCACATCTAGCAGCTTTAAGGGCCTTCATAGGGACCTATGGATATGCACGTGCAAGGGAGGCGCTCAAGGTGACGGTGTGCAATAAAAACAGATTCATCAAGGGATACATGGAGACGGTACTGAAAAACTGGATTGCTGAGAAAAAGGAGGTTGAGGATGGTGGAAGCACTGAACAGGATACTGGGCCAGGTTCATATGACTTCTCAAGTGCCGGCGAATAACCATACGTATAAGTGCCCTTTATGCCATGACACCGGATGGATAGAGACAGATGCCGGATACAAAAGGTGCAGCTGTTACGAAAAAGAGCATGTGTTGAGGCTCTGGAAAAGTTTCGGGGTAAATCCTGCCACGGTAAAGACCCTGGATGATTACAAGCCTTATGATGATTTGACAAGAGAAGCCAAGAGAAAGGCCATAGCTTATATACGTGATTTTGAAAACATCAGGGATACAGAGAAAAACAGTTTCGGGCTCTTCGGACAACCGGGAGCAGGGAAAAGCCATATAGTCATTGCCATAGGTGCGGAACTCTTGAATAAAAAGAATCCTGTCCAGGTAGTGTATATGCCTTACCTTGAAGCCATGAGGCAGCTTAAGGCAAACGTCAATGATGATGAATACTACCTGAAGCTTTTAGGCAGGTATCAGAGAGCAAAGGTGCTCATAATAGACGATCTGTTCAAGGACAAGGTTACAAATGGACAGCTGATAAAGGACAGGTACGGGAACAAAGCTAAATTAAGCGATACCGACATAAAGCACATAATGCCAATTATAAATTACAGGTACTTGAACCGTTTGCCGACGATCATAAGCACCGAATGCACATTAGGCATACTTACGGAACTCGGAGATGCACTTGCAGGAAGGATACTTGAGTCGTGTGAGGGGAATATGACGGTGTTCAGGGGAGCCAAGTACAATTACAGAATGAGAAAATTTATTAAAAATTGAGGAGGGAAAAAGGTGAGATTGGTAATATCGCTTGAGAAAAAAGCAAGAATCAGTGTGGATGTGAGAAACGGAGAGGAAGTATTCAGGGATCTATCTGGCCATTTGTTAAACAAGGCAGTAGGAGAAAACAAAAGTCCCTATGCACCTGGACATGTTAGCGTCAAACCACATAAGGACTTGCAGAATACAGCTCCAGGTATTCCTGAAAGCTTTAGGGAAAATTTTCTTGAAGCAGTGGAAAAGAAAATAGAACCGCAGGAAGGACCAACAGAAGAAAGACGTGAGGATACTCAAGGTGAGAAGGAAGTAGGACCTATTCACAAGACACTTGTTATAACAAAATGCAAGCAATGCGGGAAAATATCAATAATTCCACTGCAGATTCAAAACGGAAAAGCGCTGGTTCATGGCGGCCTTGTATGTAAAAACTGCGGCAGTGAACTTGATGTAAGTGACCTGCATTATGGGAAAGCTGAATGTGCTGATTGTGGGCACTCAATATTTTTTTATGCGGCAGGTAACGAAGATTTGGAGATAAACTGTAAAAATTGCGGTAGCCCTTTAGATTTACTCTATAACGAGAATAAAAAGGAGTTTAGAAGTGCAAATTTATTTGGAATCAAGGGAGGAAAATAGAATGAAATCAACAGGAATTGTAAGAAAAGTAGACGAGTTAGGGAGAATCGTAATACCAATGGAGCTTAGAAAAACCATGGGCATTCAGGAAGGTACACCACTGGAGATATATAAAGACGAGGATCAGATAATACTCAAGAAATACAGCCCGGCGTGCGTATTCTGCGGGGAAGCAAGGGACGTAGTGAAGTGGAAAGGCAAGAATATATGCAAGAAATGCATGGATGAACTCAGAGGGAGGTAGGAGGATCGAATGTTAACACATTTTAGCTTGTTTACAGGGATAGGAGGTATAGATCTTGCGGCGGAATGGGCTGGATTCAAGACAATTGGCCAATGTGAATTTGCCGATTATCCAACCAAAGTACTTGAAAAACATTGGCCAGATGTGCCGAAATGGAGGGATGTAAGAGATGTCACAGCTGAGTCTGTTAGAGAAAAAGGAATACGAGACATCACGGTTTTATCAGCAGGATTTCCGTGCCAGCCTCACAGCGTTGCAGGAAAGCATAAGGCATCTGGCGATGAACGTAATTTGTGGCCTGAAACAGCAGAAAGGATTCGCATTCTTAAACCAAAATGGTTCCTGGGTGAAAATGTACCAGGGCTACTGTCAAGTGAGGATGGACGGTTCTTTGGAGGAATTCTCAGGGACATGGCCAAGATGGGGTACAGTGTCGGATGGTGCTGCTATGGAGCAAACAGAGTTGGAGCTCCACACAAAAGGGAAAGGATATTCATTATTGCCTACTCCAACAGCAACGGACTTCAAAGGGTGGAGGACTCCGGAAGCATCAAAGAAAGCAGGGAGAACGGCAAAAAACAATTTGAGAGATTTTATAAGGAATTTTTATGCGACTCCTACAGCGTCCCAGAATTTCAAGCCTATACGGGCATTGACACCGTCAGAAAAAAACGGGACTCATGGGAAGGTACTTCCAGGAAGTATAGGAGAAAAGCATCCAGAACTTATTGGGAGATATCCGAATCCCCGGTTCTTGGAGTGGATGATGGGATTCCCAACAGGGTGGACAGAAGTATAGCTTTGGGAAATACAGTGGTACCGCAGCAAGTATATCCCATATTGAAAGCTGTTGCAGATGCTGAAAATTTGATAAATAGCAGGTGATTAAATGAATTACAAATCTAAATATTCAACAGTATTCGAGTGTCCACATTGTGGCCACAAAAATAAAATGCCTTGTAACTTTTGTGCCAAGTGTGGAAAGAAATTGATTGAAGATAGATGCTTGCATTGCTGGAGAAACAGCAAGAAAGTTGTGAAAAGCACTGCTAAAAGCTGTGATGAATGCAACATAAATAAATTTTCTCCTGCAGGATTTCACATGTAGAGAGGTGAGGGCAACATGAGAAGTAAATACAATGCCAAGAAAATCATTGCGGATGGCATAACCTTTGATAGTAAAGATGAAGCAAAATACTATGAATACCTTAAACATCTTAAAGCATATGGGATGATAGAAAACTTTGAGTTACAGCCTAAGTTTACACTGATACCAAAGTTCAAATATAAGGGCAAAACAGAAAGAGCTGCCACATATACGTTAGATTTTTTAGTGTATAACCTTGATGGCACGGAGACTTATATTGACGTGAAGGGATATGGCACACAGCAGGGAGAGTTCAAATTCAAGCTATTGAAATCACTGCATCCGGACATGGACTTTAGGTGGGTAGCAATGTCATTAAAATATGGAGATAGATATGGATGGATTGAATATAGTGATCTTCAGAAAAAGAGAAGGGAGAATAAAAGAAAATGAAAAAAGTGAATGAAAAGGTTGATTTATCAAAGAAGGTTTTAGCTGTAAACATAGATAGTCCGGTATTCCAACCCGTTATTGATAGCTTGAATGAGCAAATAATTGAAGTTATAAAGAAAGTCTATAATGGAGAATTTGAAAGTGGAGATATAGCTTTAAAACTTACATTGTCAACTCCTACAGAATACAAGCAATTCCCTGCTGAAAATGACATTGGAGAACCTACCGTTGAGGAATATAAATATAAGGCGCTTCAATTTAACCATAGTATAACCACTACACTAAAGAAAGTAGATAAAGAGAATGGTAGGTATTGGGGAGAGAAGGAACTTAAAAAAGATGATTTTGGGAATTTTATTGAGGCACCTATAGAAGATCCACAATTAAGCATGTTTGACAAAGCTAATTGTTAGGGGGAATAGACAATGTTGATGCAGGAGTTCTACAGACAGAGAATTGCCATGCTAGAAAATGAAATTGAGAAAGCTGAGTTTGATGGAGATTTCAAGAAAGTTGCCAAGCTGATGGGAGAAAAGTCCAGGTGGGAAGATAGGGCAAGGAAGGATGGAGTTGAGATAGATGCTTGATACTGCGACGGTAACATTATCGTATAAGGAATTCAAAGAACTGCTGGATAAGGTAGAAAAGGCAGATAGAATATTGCAAGAGCATGACACAAAAGAATCTGAGTTGGATTTAAGCTTTGAGAGATATATGGCATTTAAAACTATATTGAGGAATGAACACGATCCAGATATTCCTTCATATGAGCAGTGGAAAAAGGAATTGATAGATGCACATAGAGATGGATTTGTTTAGATTAATGTGGAAGAAGGGCAAAAATGGAAGATTATAAATATTCTTTAGATATCATGAGGCAGGAACTAAAAAGCAAGTGGATTTGTCCAGAGATTAAATATGCTTTTAAGACAAGTGTGGAAGCTTTGGAAAAGCAGATACCTCAGAGTCCAACTCACTTGACAGCCGATAAGGATATTAAAATTGGAAGCTTTGTATTTCACAAGGGTGCCAAGATTTATAGCTGTAAGTGTAGAGAATGGGTAGGGTACAAGGATCCATTTTGTAAACATTGTGGACAAAGATTAAAGTGGGATTAGTTAGCAAAATTACTACCAAAACAAAAGCCAAGGATTTCACTCCTTGGCGCAATGTTATTTGGTATAGGAACTATGAAAGAAACTAAACACTGGGGATTTATCATCTCCATGTGAATAGTATGTGCAGAAATCAAATAATTATACATGGAAAATCTTAAAAAGTAGGTGGTGAAATGACAAATATAATTGTGGTACCGTATAAAAATTTCAAAGAGAAAATCAGGATAACCAAGAGATTCGAGAGAAAATACCACATAGAGGATTTGGCAGAAGATGCAGTGTGCGGCGTTTTGTATATGGAGAGGAAGTTGCTAAATGAATGAACTAACTTGTAGAGAAAAGGCTATTTTGACATACCAGATTTGGCAGAAAAGGAAGGCTAAGAAAGCGAAAAAGAAGGAGAATATGATATTTGAAGTTGTGGACATGGCTGTAAACAGGTGCAGGAAGATGAACCATTCTGTTAAGTAGGGAGGGAAGGTATGCAGGAATTAAACAGGATTGATAGTTTGAAGCTTGCTTTGAGATACAGCACTTCAGAGAAGCACAGGAAGTCATTACAGAAGAGGATAGCTGAAATCGAGAATAAAAGAAAATGTGATGTGCAGCAAAGTTTTTTATAGACATAAGTAATAAATAGGTGGGAGGCTGATAGTATGGAGAATAAGATAGATTATGAGGAAGCTGTAAAAATCGGAGTAAGAGAAGGAATAAAATATATAAAGGAGCAGGAGTATTACAAGACCAAAAGAAGATATGACAGGAGGTTAAGGAATACCAGGCTGCTTCTTAAACATTACAGAGATTTAAAAGTTCATAATGGGCTTGCAGATAGTTCTATTAATAGAATTCATGATAAAAATGCAATAGATGTATTAGATGAAATAGATCCTATAGATGATGAGGAACAGTACGCACAAGCTTTGACAAGAACTAAAATAAGAACTTCAATCATAATCGGACATATAAATAAGGCGATGAAATATTATGAGGCCATATGTAAAAATGATGGCAATGTAAAAGAGAGAAGATTTAATATTATTAAATATATTTATATAGATCCAGTTGAGGACAATATACCTCCTACCTATGAAGAAACATCAGAACATTTTAACCTTAATGTCAGAACAGTAGGAAGGGATGTGAGAAGTGCTATTGAGGATTTGAGCATATTATTTTTTGGAATAGACGGAATAAAACTATAGAAAAATGTCCTTGTCAAAATGCTATCAAACTCAATAATAGAGCCAAAGTAATAAAAATTTCAGGCATAAAAAGTGTCCTTTTTAGTGTCCTTGACGTGCCTTTTATAATATTGTAATCTGATATTGTGTAAAGTTGTAACTTTTGATAAGTCTATGGCTCCAGGATAAAATGGGGCCACCAATACGGGAAACCGTAAATAAAATAAATTCCTATATATTGTGTATCGGCACCTGACGTATTGTTGGGTGTCATTATATTTAACCTGTGGTTAATATGTTCTTAACAGCACAAAGATAAAATAATAATCGAAGTTGTAATTCAGATAAGTTTAATATAATAGTTCCCTATACACAAATAAGCATTTTGAGCCAGCCCCTCAGGTGCTTATTTTGTTACAAATAATTAATGGATATGACATTAAATTGCAATAAATGACCTGTAAAATGATAAATATAGTAAGAGATATCTTAAAAATAATAGTCCCCCTATTATTTGAATAAGAAAGTGTCTGCGGTTGCAGGGCACGATAAACTTAAGTGCAACCACCACTGGACAATAATTTTATATGTCTCCTTTAAATAAGCATCCGTTATTTTGGGTGCTTATTTTGCGTGGAGAAAAGTTTGGAGTGATAAACTTGAAACGTGATGATGAATATTATACAAAGCTGTATTACAGTGATTTTGAAGAATATTGCAGGAAGTGTCCTAATAGGAAAGAGAGAAGGATATGTTCCTGCAGGTGTAAGAGTAGTATTTGTAGATATGTTCTGGAATGAAGGTGAGGATATTGAGCCATCCTGAAATCATAAAAATTGGTGGGATAGATTATAATATTAGATTGGTTGATACATGTGACGAAGACGATCTAAACATTGACGGTAAAATAATTTTTGACAAACAAGAAATTAGAATTAAAAAAGGGTTAGAAAAGCAGTATGGAGAAAGCATTCTATTACATGAAATAATACATGGTATATTTGAATTTTGTGGATGGGAGCAGAATGAGGAGAATGTAACAAGGTTGTCAAATGCTTTATATCAGGTATTGAGGGACAATAATATTTTTAAATAAAGGTGGCTGGCTAGACTATTTAATATATATTATTTTTCTTTACGTACACCTTTAAAAGGTTTAGAACTTGAAGTTTTGTTATTTTTAAATCTACCAGTTTTTGAGTCTCTTTCAACCCAAGAATCAGTTTTAGAATTATGAGTTTGTGAACGCTGCTTTACTGCACCTTTACGGTATCCATCACCTGTATTGCCAGCCATAGTAACCATCTCCAATAATAGTCAACCACCTTCTAATACCAATATTCAACATTTTATGTTAAATTCCTGCTAATTTGGGAGGAATTTTGGAGATTACGGCGAATATATGGGGTATTAAGGAGGGATGAATTTGAGTAGAAATAAAAGAACTGCCAATATAAATTGGATAACTATAGGTATATATTTAACAATAATCATATTGATTTCTTTAATTATATATGGATTACTTTTTTTAAACTTTCCACCATCTCCAAATGGTACATCAAATACAGACTGGCTTCAATTTTGGGGAAGTTATATAGGGGGAGTTATTGGAGGAATGACTACTCTAGGTGGTGTATACTATACACTAAAACATCAAGATAATGATAAAGATGATAATGAGGATTTTCAATCAGAAATGAAGAGATTAGAAGTTATACCGTGTTTAGATAATCAATCATTAGAAGATCACTCATTTAGTAGAGATTATAATTTGCCATCAGGATATTTAATTTTTTATGATTCTACTATGGATAATCGATTTACAGAAGGAGTTTGTTTTATAAATAGAATTGAAACGCAATTTATGGATCAAATTATAGATGTTTTTAAGTTAAAAATTACTAATATAGGATTAGGTCCATGCATAGGAGTTAAAATAGATTTTTATAGAGATGATAAATTAATTCTGGAGAATATTCAGCCGCAATTTGGAATGGCTGTTGGAGCTTCAAATATTATTGCACTTACATTTATTGAGTATCCTATAGGCAAATATAAACTTGTATTTACAACAAACGATGTATATATGAAAAATAGTTATAAACAAGAGCTTGAATTTGAATACATGAGTAGATACAATGAGGATAATAATGAAGACGAATATGGAGTAGCTGTTAATGCCATTACGAAGCCTTCTTAACGGTTAATGTAAGATTAATTTTAATAAAAATATAGATTTTAAATTTAGGAGAGATTATTAGGCAATGAATAAAATCAAAAAATTTATTAGAAAAAATAAATGTCTGTCAATTGGTGCCATAATTTCTTTCTGTATAATCTTTTTATATAGATTAACTGATTCATGCCCAGATATATTGTGGGGATTGGGTGACTTTATATTTAAACTATCTTCAGATTTAGGATTAGCATATTTTGGTAGCTTTATTTTTTATATAATTCAAGTTTATATACCAAGAGAGGATGAATTATATAAGATTAATCAATGTATAAAAATACCTATTGATGAAATAATAAATGGTACTAAAAGAATAACGATAGAATTGGACTTGAATAAGAAATTTTGTGATATATCTGATGAGTCAACAATATATACTGGTAAAAACGTAATAAAAGAAGAGTATTTTAATTATATATTTAGATATATTGAAGAAATAAATATAAATTCACAAAGTGTATTTGTGTTAGCAAAATTTTTAGATAGTGATTTAATTCTGGCGCTTAATGGGATAGTTAATTCAAAATATTTTTATTATTTTAGGCAACAATACGATAATAGATATGATAAAAGTTGTCGATCACTTTATATCAAAACATACAAAAATGAAATGATCGAGTGTTACAAAAATGTAATAATACTTGAGAATTATGCAAGAAAAAATAGCTTTAAAATAGATAGAAAATAAAAGTAATAAATCAAAAAGTACTCTGTTATGAGTGCTTTATGTATAGCTTTAAGTTTTACATATTCAAAACAAACAAGGCAACTAGCAACGAGGTGGTGATGGATGAATGAAGCAAGAGCGCCGGATGTAAAGGAGCAGGCTAAATATGATTATTTAAATGGGATGAAATATAAAGATTTAGCAGAAAAATATAATGTTAGTTTAAATACGATAAAGTCCTGGGTAAAAAGATATAATTGGTCTAAGGAGAAAAAAGAAAGGGGTGCACACAAAAATAAAAAGGGTGCACCCTATAATAATAAAAATGCGAAAGGTCATGGAGCTCCAGCAAAGAACAAAAACGCTGAAACGCATGGCTTTTTTTCTAAGATTTTTCCACCTGAAACAATAGATATAGTGGAGGATATTATGGTTAAAGATCCATTGGATATGCTGTGGGAAAATATAATAATTCAGTATACGGCCATAGCAAGGTCCCAGAGAATTATGGATGTTACTGAAAAATCAGAAATGATTAAGGAACTCAAAAGATCCAAGGTCAAGACCAAGGACAGAAGTACACAGAAAACTTCCACCAATGAATCAGAGAAGGAGTATGAATATGAGTTTCAATTTGCTTGGGATAGACAGGCTACATTCTTGAAAGCACAGAGTAGAGCTATGTCTGAATTAAGAAGTCTTATCAAGCAGTATGATGAAATGCTTCACAATAATTGGGATAAGGCTACAGAGGAGCAGAAACTTAGGATTGAGAAACTCAGAGTTGAAGTAGATAAAGTCAAGAATCCTGACAAAGATAAGCCTATAGAAATTATGATAAAGAGAAAAAGTGATGAATAATGCTTATAGAAAAAGAAGTAAATCCAAGCTTTGAAGATTTTATTTTTAACTGGGATTATAAATTCTATTTTTTAGTTGGAGGTTATGGATCGTCAAAGAGTTATCATGTGGCCTTAAAATTGATCCTGAAACTGCTCCAAGAGAAAAGAACTGCACTTGTAGTAAGAGAAGTATTTGATACTATAAGGGACAGTTGTTATTCCCTTTTAGAGGAAATAGTAATTGATATGGGCCTTGATGATAGAATCAAGTTCACAGCTTCGCCAATGCAGGTTAAATTCCCCAATGGGTCTAAGATAATATTTAAGGGAATGGATAAACCTTCAAAGCTTAAGTCTATAAATAATGTTTCCATAGTATGGATAGAGGAATGTTCAGAGGTAAAATATGCAGGATTTAAGGAACTTCTAGGCCGTTTGAGGCATCCAAGCCTATCATTGCATATGATACTTTCAACCAATCCTGTATCGAAAGATAATTGGACATACAAGCATTTTTTTAAAGATGAAAAGAAGAAAATATTCACACTTGATGATGAGGAACTCTATAAAAAAAGAATAGTTGTAAGAAGCAACACATATTATCATCATTCACTTGCAGATGATAATTTATTTTTGCCCAAAAGCTATATACAGCAGCTTGATGAACTGAAAACATATGACCCTGATTTATACAGAATAGCCAGGAGAGGCAGATTTGGGGTAAATGGCAGGAGAGTACTTCCACAATTTGAAGTTGCTCCACATTATGCAGTGCTTCAAGCTATAGGTAATATAAAAAATCCAATCAGGAGAGTTGGCATGGATTTTGGTTTTGAAACTTCATACAATGCTATTGTAAGAACGTGTATTGATGATGATAAAAAGATACTTTATATCTACTGGGAGTATTATAAAAATCAAATGACAGACGATAGAACTGCAATTGAGATAGCGGAATTTAAAGACACCCAGGAACAAATAAATGCGGATTCAGCTGAACCTAAGACAATTAAATATTATAGACAGCAGGGTTTTAATATTAGAGGAGCTAAAAAATTTCAAGGCTCTAGGCTTCAGAATACTAAGAAGGTAAAGAGGTTTAAAAAAATAATTTGTTCCTCAAATTGCACCAATACTATAGCAGAGCTTAAAGATTTAACCTATGCTGTAGACAAGAATGAAGAGATTATAGAGGATGAATTTAATATTGATCCACATACATTTTCAGCTATATGGTATGGCCTTGATGGGTATGAGGTTGCTGATATAAAAGAGAAAAAATACGCAGACAGTGTTTACAACAAAGGCAAGGGTGTTGTTAAAAATGCACCTGTAGATCCTTATGGAAGGAAAGGAGGCGTGGTGTTCTAGTGGAAAGCAGCGAAGAAAGACAGGCTAAATCAATAAGAGATACATTGTTGAATCTACCCGGTAATGAGTTAGAGGAAAGAATAAGAGTAAGAAAAGACTATATTTTTTATAAAGGCAAATCCATAGATTTGGGAATGGCTAAACATGTACCAATATTATATGGGCAAAATTGGCCGGTGGATGATAACTGTGATTACAAGCCCACACAGGATATAAGGAATAAGATCAAACCGCTACTCCGGAAGCAGGCACGCTGGATGTTTGGGGTAAGGCCTACTTTAAAATTCAAACCCGACAATAAAGAAGACAGAGAAAAGTGTGAAGAACTTAGAAAATTTATTGAGGATGTATTGGATGATAACTCCTTCTGGCCGACAACTAAAAAGGCATTTTTAGAGTCATCGGTTAAAAAAAGAGTTTTGCTTAGGGTAGAAGCAAACCCTAATTCTCCACTGGTCATTAAATATGAATCAATAGAGAATTTCTATTACAAGGAGAAAAACGGGAAGCTTTTGTATGTTGTGTTCTTTGAAGAAGATGAGGAGAATGTATATAAAGAGTCCGATACAGAGAAGTTCTATTACCTCCATACTTATTATTACAAATTTACAGAAGGTGGGGAAAAGCAGGCATGGTATAAAAAAGAAACATATAAGAATTCAGATCTTCAGGAGAATATGACAATAGAAGTTGATACTGGATTTTCAACTATTCCATGCTGGTTGATAAAAAATGGCGGAGAATTAAATAATTCGTTTGGTGAATCTGATGTAGAGGAATTAATGGATATACAGAATCAATACAACAGGACTGTTAGTGATTTCAGGGATGCATTGAGATTTCAGATGTTTGGTGCTGAAGTTGTTATTGATGGAAATGAAGATGATGTCAACAAATTTACAATAGCTCCTGGTGCACTTCATGCAGTAAAGACAAATAATAGTGCATCCGATAACGGCAAACAGGCGGTAGTTCAAAGGATGGAGTATACAATGGGTAACAATGCAGCTGTTGAAGCCTATCTTGAAAGGGCTGAAGCAGATATGAATTTTACTATGGATATGCCCAAATTGAAGGATCTGAACAATATTCCAAGCGCAAAGGCTATGGGATATCTTTATAATGATTTGATTTCCAGGTGTGAAGAAAAATGGAATGATTGGACTCCGGCTTTTTTAGGACTTTTTGAATTTATAAAGGAAGTTGGGGAAGTGTGTTATCTGGGAAAGTATGATAAATCATGGAATCAATTGAAGTATAGTACCTTGTTTGAGCATAACTATCCTCTGCCGAGTGATGATGAAGCAAAGAAAACGCTGGCAATGAGTGAAGTCGATAGTGGAGTAAGATCTCACCAGTCTTACATCAAGGATTACTCAGACACAGAAAATGCCGAGGATGAATGGAATGAAATACTTAAAGAGAAATCACAGTTGACTAATTCAGAGGATTCATTTACTGAAGGTCTGAACAGTGAATTAAACAATGGCGTTGATAACAATTTGAATATTGGTGAATAATTATGAATGAATATGAAAAGATGATTCTTGATGCTAGAAAACAATTTGCATCCTTGAACTTTGAACAGGAAAAAGAACTTTTTAATATTTACAAAGATGTTGGAAACAAGCTGATTGGTGAAATTTTAAGTATGCCTCAATCCAGAACCAGGTACCATAAAATAGAGCAATATAAAATAATTAATGAATACAGGACAGAGCTTTATTATAATCTCAATAAAACAATTAAAAATAATGTATACAAAAGTTCTGATATACAGAAAGGTGTGCAGCTTAGTTTTGTAGACATTATTTCACCTGATAAAGCTACCAATGAAGCTCTGAAAAGGACTATAACAAAGGTATCAAGCAATGCGGTAAAACAGCTTATATCAGGCAGTTATTACAAGGATGGCAAGACTTTAAGTAAGAGGCTTTGGAATATAACAGGCGACAATGGCAGTAAAATAGATAAAATCATAAAGACCAATATTGCCAAAGGAGCCAATGTTAAAGAACTTGCAGCAGAGCTTGACAAATATGTTAATCCGAAGAACAGGATAACAGCTAAAAGTTTCAAGGCAGGAATCACCAATAAAGTATCTTACCAAGCTCAAAGGCTGGCGAGGACCTCAATTACACATGCCCAAACTGAGACCTTAATACAAAATGCAATAAGAAATCCATTTTGTAAAGGACTCAAGTGGAATTTAAGCCCCAGCCATTTTATGCGCATGCATGGCAGAAGGGATATATGTGACGAATATAACAGGAAGGTGTTTGCACCAGAGGATTTGCCACTGCAGCATCCTAATTGTTTATGCTATATGACAGAAGTGATTGAGGAATTAGACAAGTGTGTTGAAACCATGAAGGATTGGAGTAAAGATAGGGCCAATCCGGGAATTAAGTCTAATATAGATAATTGGGTTCAAAGCGAAAAGTACCCAGGTGTTGAAGCTAAGGGAAGTTATGACTCCCAAACTGGCAAAATCAATATTCAGGTTCGAGAGGTTAAATCTAATGTTAATAATGTCAATGCTGCGGAATTAGAAAAAATACAAAATTATAAACCTCCGTTAGCTAAAAGGCACAGGCTTCAATCAATAGGTAAAAATTCTAATCCAAAGGATAAGACTACAATAATACTTCCATATGTTGATTACAACAAGGATATTGAAGATATAAAGAAAGGATTGTATAATAAAGTAAATGATACTTTTGAAGTCAATGGAAGGGTATATGGTTGCCATAGTAACAGGTTCTATCCAATAAGTGGTGATGGATTTGTAACATTAGATAGAAATGAATATAAAGTATTAATTAAAATGAAAACAGAAAGTAAAAACCCGAGACTTAAAGAATTTTTAATAAGAATGGGAGCCACAGAAGAAATGATTCAAAAAATATCAAGTATTTTGAAGGTAGGTGAAGAAGACAATGGATACTAGAGAGCTTTTTAGTAAAAGAAAATTAACGGATGATGAATTGATAAGAGCAGCAGTAAAAGTATTAAAAGTTGAAACTAAAGATGTGTTAATAGTTAATGAAGTTAATGACTGGTTAAAAAGAGATAAGCAATCCGTTGTTTTCGAGTATACTGGATTCCTTGATAAAGAAGATACAGATGATTATATTGGATATTACTATTATAGTATTTATTTCTATAAAGATAAATTTTTAGGTAAACTAAAGCAACTAGAAAAAGAATTTAATACAGAAGTTATTGTTACCATTTAAAAGCACTTACTAAAAGAAAATAGTGAGTGCTTTTATTATATCCAAAATTAAGGAGGTAGAAATGAAAGATTATTTAATCTGGTTGAATGGTGGAAATAGCCTAGGCGGTACTGCAGAAGAAAATGAATTGATAAAGCTCAAAGAAAACTATAAAAAGGCTGAAAGCGGAAAACAGGCTGATAATTATGTATGTTATGAACTTAAAGATACAGATGGAGTCACTTATGTAAATTTATTTAATATACAGGCTATAGCAATTACCGAGTGTACTGGGAATAAAGATATTGGTTTTTCACCGTATAAATCTGCAAGAGAGGCTGAAATATATTATGGGCCTCAAATAAATACCAATAAGTGTGTAAGAGAGTTTGCTAAACGATTAAAAGACGCACTTGAAACAACAAGAATAAATAATTAAGATTTTATAAATCCATTTGGAAACAAGGAGGATTGGGCAAATGGGGAAGTATAAAAAGAAGCCAGTTGTAATTGAAGCCGTACAATTTCTAGACACAGCAGAGAGCTTGGATAAATTAAGTGATTTTATGGGGCAAATGAGAGTAAGTTATAAGAATCCAGATAAACCGGTAATTCCAATATCTACATTAGAAGGTACCATGTATGCCAGTGTTGGGGACTACATTATAAAAGGTGTAAATGGTGAATTCTATCCATGCAAGCAGGATATATTCAAGAAGACATATGAATCTCCGTCTATTACTGTAAATGATATCGCTGAAAATGATGATATACTAAATACCTTAAATGAGATGAACAGCTTACATAGCGAAATTTTTAATGATATTACGAAAATATATTTCCATTATGACATTAGCAATAGGCATCTGGGTGGACTTGTTCAAATTATAAAAGATGGTGAAGAGAAGAACATAACTTTATCCGGGGAAGATGCAGAAGAATTAACTGTAAGGTTGTGTACAGAATTTGGTGTACCATGGGAAACAATCAGTGAATTTGACATGACTTTAGAATCAGATACAATACCAATTTTTAATATTAAATTATATCCAATCAGAGTAAAACCTTAGAAATAAGGCTTTTTATTTTGTAAAAAGTGAGGAGGAACTGAAATGGCAAAATTAAAGGAAATCATAGGGGAAGCCCTATATAATCAGCTTCCAGCTGATAAGCAGAAAGAATATGAAAACAAGGATTATGAAGACATATCTGGCGGAGCTTATATCCCTAAAGATAAATTTGAACAGGTAAACGGGCAGGCTAAAGAATACAAAAAGCAAGTGTCAGAAAGGGATACTCAAATTACCAAACTTAAGGATGAATTTAAAGATACTGAGGGTTTAAAGGAAAAAGTTGAAAAACTGGAATCAGATAATAAAACTCAAAAAGAAACATATGAAAAACAGCTGGGAGATATTGCTTTTAATAATGCTTTAGAAAAAGGCTTAGGTGCCTATAGCGTTAAGGATAAGAAGTTAGTTATGGCACTTATTGATAAGGATAAGCTTAAGGTTGATGGAGATAACATCATAGGACTAAAAGAACAAATAGAGCCACTCCAGAAGTCACATGAGTATTTGTTTGAGAAAGAAATCAATGGAACAGGATCATTCGATACTGGAGGTGGCTCAGATGGGAATAAACCAGTAAAAAGCAATTTTGCAACGGAGTTGGGTAAGAAGAAAGCTGAAATTTTAAAGGCCAAAGGGCTGGAGGATTTCGCTAAATAATAAAAAGGAGATGTGAAAAGTAATGAGACAATCAAGCTATACAATTGGTGCAAAACAAAATAAATTGAGATTAATTGCAGGGGATCATTTTATATCACTTCCATTAAAGGTTAGAAAAGGTGATGTGGCCACGTTACTTGATACCAATGAAGTATTAACAGCAGGTACTCTGATAACTAAAGATGGAAAGCCAGTTACATCAACTACTACAACTACAGATGTATGGGGAGTCGTGTATCAGGATGTAAGCTTCAAAGGTTCCATGTCACCTACGGCAAATGCTGATGATGCTACGGAAGTAGTGCCGGTGTTTGTCCATGGTGCCTTATATGAATCAGCAGTTAAATTCAATGCAGATGAAGCTATAAAGGAAATTGAAAAATCTGCTTTGAAATTAATTATTTTTGGAGAATAGAAGGAGGAATTTGACTAATGAATTTAAGCGATTATATAAGTTCAAAGAATATTGCACTTTACATTAAAGAACTGCCGGCAGAATCTACAGTCGACAAAGTATTGTTTCCGGATAAAAAAGTAACCGGCACAAAACTTGAAATGGCAAAAGGGGCTAAGAAAAAGGCAGTTGCACTTAGAATGAGTACCTTTGATGCAGCAACCAAGATGAGGGCGTTAAGTGCAGACTTGAATGTCAAATCTACTGAAATACCTTTCTTTAAAGAGGGCATGGGTATTGACGAGACAACAAGAAGAGATCTGCAGAATGCGATTGGAGCTAACAATGAAAACTTTGTAAATGCATTACTAGGCCAAGTATTTGAGAATTATTCAAACCTGATAGATGGTGCAAATATAACTGCCAAGAAAATGAGAGCCAGTGTAATTCAAAATGGAGTGTTAAATTTTACTTCAAAAGATGGTGATATAGTAGTTGATTATGGCGTTCCTGAGAATCACAGGGAAGTTTTAACTGCTGATGATAAATGGACAAATCCTGATGCCGATATAGTGGGTGATGTAAAAGCATTTCAGAAAGCTATAACAGATGACCATTATGCAAAACCAACAGTGCTGCTTTTAACAGAGAAGACGTTTGACAGTACATTTTTAATAAACACTGTAATTACCAACCACATTAAGAACAGTAATCTGAATACCTCCCTAATTTTATCACAGGCTAATTACGTACAATTTGCCAAGGAAGTTCTTGGATTGACGGTTATTTTTCTAGAGGATACTACTTACAATCCAGAGGAGGGTGCAGATGCAATTCCATATTATGCAGATGGGAAGATAACTCTTATGAGTGGAACAACCCTCGGAAACACTGTCTATGGGACAACACCGGAGGAATTTGACAAGCAGTCGGGATCATCCAAGCTGGATACTTATATAGTTGATACGGGAATTGCAGTTACAACAATGGTAAAAGAAGATCCAGTAACAGTAGATACAAAGGTATCTGTAATGCCTATAGTCAGCTTTGACAGGGCAGATGAGGTATTCTTTGCAACAGTATATTAATTAGAGTAGTCAAATGAGGCTGCTCTTTAATTCTATTAAGAAAGGATGGTTTAAGAAATGGCTAAAAAAGATACAAGTACCACAGAGAAGACATTCAAGGCAAAGGCAAGACAATTTATCAAATATAATGGTGAGTATTTAAAAGAAGGACAGGAATTTGATGTTAAAGAATCTGATGTAACAGAATTAGGCAGATATGCCGATATAGAAATTCCAAAGGAAGCTGAAACTCCTCCGGTTAATCCAGCCGGTAAAGAAGGAGAAGGAGTAAAGGCAGGTGTATAGTTATGACATTTACACCTTTGGAAATATTGAAAGTAAATCTTAATGAAAGCCAGTATCCAATATTTTCAGATGAAGAACTTCAAAATCTGCTTGAGGTTAATGATAATAATGTTCTCAAAGCAAGCTGGAGAGGCTGCTTGATGAAGGCAAATACAGACAAAAGCATAAAAGTGGGTTCTGTAGAAATAGAAAACGCAGATCCGGATTATTGGAATAATTTAGCCGGTATTTATGAAGCTGACTATTTAGAGGAAAAAGCCGAACTTAATCCAATTGTAGATACAGGATATAAAACTTCCATGAGAAGGGCGGATGGTTGCTGATGGCCAGGATAAATCCGAACAAAATTATAAATGCAATCAACAAAGCAATAGCTGTGAATCCCACTGATATAACATTTACTATGACTGTAAAAAAAGAGGTGGATGGTGCCTTTGAAAATGAAACTGTTGATAAGACTATAATGGTGTTGATTTATATTGGTACCAGCACTAATTCAGTAAATATTAGTATAAATTCAGGTGTTCAAGGTATTTCATATACCAGCAGGTATAAAATGATTGCAGATAAGGATGCAGGATTGGATGTTAAACCAACACAGTCAATTAAATTTACAAGTAATGGTGACAAATTCGAGATAAAAGCTGTATATCCTATAATAATGAGTGATACAATCTGCGGATATGAATGTGACCTGGATCGTATAGATTAACTCATGCAAGGATGTGATTTTATGGGAACAAAGATTAATGATTTTATAGAACATAAATTAAATGGGATGCAGGGATTGCTTGACAATAAGATAAGACCATTATTGGTTAATGAAGCCAAATCAAAGGCTTATTGGAAGGATAGAAGTGGAGATGCTAGAAGAGGTTTGAAAGGTGGAGTGGAAGTTGAAGGCAGAAAATATACCTTATACTTGGCTCACAGCGAAGAATATGGACAATGGTTGGAGGAAGGTACTGGAATATATGGACCAATGCATAGACCTATAGTGCCGGTAAATAAAAAAGTTCTGAGTTGGCTTGATGAAGATGGAAAAAGGCATTTTGCTAAGAAAGTAAAAGGAATGAAACCTATGTCAATTCTAAGAGATACTCTGGAAAAGAATAAAAATAATGTAGCCAATGAAATAATCAGGTATTGGAGTGAATAGATATGAGGTCAGGAATAAGGCAAAAATTAATAGACAGCATCCCAGAACTTAATAATAAATGTTATGAACCAAATGTCCCGACAAAAGATACTCCAAAACCCTATGCAGTAGTATTACAGGGTGATGATACTGATAATGGAGAGGTAGTTGGATTCAAGAGGACCATAGAAGTATGGCTGTATGAAGAGAGGACTACTTTTAAGAATCTTGATTCATTAAGTGACAAAGTCATAAAAGCATTGGATATGCAGGTTATAGAAGATGCAAAGACAAATGAGACATTTACCTGTATATTTGGTGGAACCATAGGGCAGGATACTGTGGATCTGGAATGGGATGCCATAGCAAGGGGCTTGAAGTTTACTGTTATAGCACTGCATGAAGATGACGAATCTCCAGTAGATCCATGGATTGAAGCTGTATCCAGTTATATAACCAGTCTTACAAGCTTGCAAGTATATACGGACTACTGGAGGAAGAACTTTGCTGTGCCGTCTGTGCTTTGTAGGATACTAAAGGTTGAACCCGCACCGGCAACGTTTGGGGCTAATAAAATATTGAAGACCATACGGTGCCACTTTATAACTAGAAACAAGGGCGAAGCCAACAACTATATTTCTACTGTAGAAAATGAACTGATCCAGGATACAAAAATACCTTTGGATATAGCTGATAGAAGATATCTGACAATATCTAGCATAAGAGAAGATAGAGAAGCAGATCCACTTACAGTGGGTCAACTCAGTGTGGATTTTTTTAGATTGGAAAGCATTAAGAGAAAAAATATTCCTGTCATGAATAAAATCTCTGGCAGGGGAACGATAAAGGAGTGATAATATGGCAGATGTAAAATATCCTGTTGAAGATTTGATTGAAAACAGCAAGGCACTTACCGGCCACAGCAAAGAGGCGGCAGTTGGTGCTTTATTTAATTGCAAGGAGAAGGAACTTACAAAGAGTGACTTTAAAAAGTTGATAGATACATTTCTAAAAAGGAAGGTGAAGTAATATGGGTACAGGAACATGGAGCGAAACACAAAAACCAAGCATACCTGGAATGTACAACAGGTTTATGTGGGCAGCAGAAAATACACTGGCACAGGGCACTAACGGTATTGTTGCCATGCCGGTTAAATCCAATTGGGGACCAGTTGGAGAGGCTGTCTCTGTTGCAAGCCTTACTGATCTTAAAAACAAATTTGGTTCAAACATGAACTTGACAGCGTACAGACTTGGAAGATTGATACTTTTGGGACAGCCGAAGGAATTACTTCTGTATAGATTGGCAGATGAAAATGCAAAGGTTGCAAGCATTGTTTTAAAAGATGATGATGGTAAGGATGCTATAAAGCTTGAAACCTTATATCCTACAACAAGGGCTTTTAACATATCTGTAAAACCAAACATAGTAGACGAATCAATGCTTGATATAACTCTTTATGAAGGTACTGAGCAGATACATGTATTCAAAGTCTCAGGAAGTATTGATGATATTATAAATGCCATAAACAGCAATGAGGAAAATGTATGGATAAAAGCTTCTAAAGTAGAATCTGGAACATCAGAATCAGGAACGTCGGAGCCTGTAACCGGATCGGCAACAACTGGCCAAACTGTTGTGGGTAAATAAAAAAGGAGTGATGTCTAAATGGCTTATGAAAAACAGACGTGGGGAACCTATGAATGGGATAATTCAAAAAGTGATGAAGAAAATCTGACTGCAGCAGAAGCAGCAAACGCCCTTATTACAAAGGAAAAGTTGGATCATATAGAAGATGGCATTTTAAACAACGCTGGTACAGCCGGTGTCAGAGGAAATACAATACGAATAACAAGTGCAGATCCAGGGGCTACTGAAGGATTTATAAATGGAGATTTAACAATAAATGGTGTATCATTTCACCTATTTGAATTTACAGATGGAGCATGGGTGGATAAAGGTTCTTTGAAAGGTGATACTGGTGAAGCAGGACCGGCAGGAGCCAAAGGAGATAAGGGAGACAAAGGCGATACTGGTGCAACAGGAGCACATGTAACAGCTATTGCATTGACGGCGGATGCAGAAGGGAAGATAACTGGCGGTACAGCTACATTGAGCGACGACAGTACGGTTGAGATTACGGTAACGACAGCATCGTAAGTAAAATTTAAAGTAAAGGAGAGTTTATTATGGCAGAAATAGCTAGTATAGTAAATCAGCCACTTACAGGTGGGAACAATGGTACTGACAATATAACCAATGAGGATTATATGAATGCCATGTCCGCCTTTGAGGGCTATAAAATAGACGGATTTACCCTGGACGGTGTAAGTGATGCGGCACTTCAAGCAGCAGCTCAAGCGTGGGTGGACAAGAATAAAACCAATGGTGCAAATATATTATGCTTTATGGGTGCAGCAAAAGATACTGACATAGATTTGGTAAATACCCAGTCAAAAGCATTTAATGATGAGGCTATTACAAACGTAGGAACCAGTGGAATCTATGAAGGTATTGAATATTCACCTGGAGAGGTTGCTTGTTATATAGTGGGGCTTGCTGTAAGCAAGGGGATAAAGGAAAGTATTTGCAATGCCAGCACTATATTTGAAGATGTAAGCCCCAAGTTGAGCAGGACGCAGGTTGAAGCAGCACTTGCAGCAGGTACGCTTGTGCTCGTCAACGAGCAGCAGAATGTAATAGTTGTAGATGATGTTAATACATTAAAGAAAATTAGTGAAGGGCAGAGCGAAGCCATGGGGTATATAAGGGCAGTTAAATTCCTGTATACCGTAGATGCAGATACAAGTGCAAAGAGAAGCGACTTTATAGGATTGAACAATGATGATTCAGGGCAAAAAGTTGTTATATCTGCTTTGAAGAAATACTTTGAGACATTACAGGGTGACGGAGTTATAGGAGATTTTGCCGTCGAAATAGACAAAGAACTTCAGGCAAATGCAAAGTCAGATGAGTTCTATTGGAAGTGGAACGCTGTTTATATCAATATCATGAAAAAAATATTCGGTACGGGATATGTACAATAGGAGGGATAAAGTATGCCTTTAGATGCAAGCAGAATTGTAGATGGCTCTTTTGGTAGAGTTTATAAAGATGGAGTTGAGCAGACACAGGTTCAGGAATGCACTGCGGATGTTGATTTAGATGTAAAAGAAGTTAATGTTCTTGGGGACCGTTGGACAAGACATAAGGGAGGGACCTTAAAAGGTTCAGGAACTATAAAAGGCTATAAGGTAACAAGTGATATGATAAGAAACGGATTCAAAAGGTTTGAATTGATTACTCAGCTGGATGATCCTGAAGCATATGGTGCTGAATCAGTAAGATTAATGAATTGCATGACAAGCAAATTGCAATTGGTAAATCTTAAAGCCAATGACCTTATAGATGAGGAAACTCCATTTACTTTTGAAGGATATGAGCTTTTAGACTTTATAGAAGCAGATTAAGTAAAGTCCACTGGATGAATAAATCTGGTGGACTTGTTTTATAAAAATATAAAAATTAATAATTGGGAGGATTTTAAAATGAATACAGAAAGAATTGAAAATATGAGTGATGATGAAGCAATAGAAACTCTTTTAGGTGTGGGTAAATTGCCAACAAAAACGGTTGTTATACCGAGGTTGGGAATACCTGTTAAGATTCAAGCGCTTACAGGTAAACAGATAATACAGATAAGGAAGAACAATACGCGTAAAGTTAAAATAGAAGGTACGCGTCTTAAAGAAGATAAACTTGATGATGACAATTTTAACGCCGGAATAATTGAGAGAGCTACACTCTCCCCGAAATGGAACGATCCTAAGTTACTGGATAAATTTAAATCCAGCAGTGGTAAAGACGTTATTAAAAGGCTTCTTCTTGCAGGAGAAATGGATTCTCTTGAAGAACAGATATTCGATTTAAGTGGATACAATGATGGAATTGAGGATATAGAAGATATAAAAAACTCATCAAGTCCAGATACAGACTTAGATTAATAAATTTCCTGTGGGTAAGGCATCATTTAAAATTCAGGGAATTTTATGAAATGCCACCCGAAGAACAAAAGTTGTATCTGGCCAGTGCCGAACTTGAGAAGGAAGCAGAGGAAAAGTTAAGGAAGAAATGATAACGGGGGAGGAGGTGGAATAGTTGGCTGAAAGAGAAATATATCACTTGGACCTGGTCATTGACATCAAAGGTGATTCTGAAACGAGGAAAAAATTAAGTGCCATGGACAGGTATTTCGAGCAGACACAGAAGAAGGCAAGAATACTTGATAAAATGTCTGCATCACCCAGTGTAAAAATAACTGACAGGGCCACCAGCAGGATTGAAAAAATAAATTCATCTTTGAACAGAATAAATAAAATGGTAGCCTCCCCTACTATAAAAATCAAGGATAAGATATCTGGTGAATTAAGCATAATAAGGGGAGGAATAAACAAGACAATAGCAGCGGCCACGTCACTTGAGGGTGCACTTTTGGGTGTTGGCGGTGCCTGGGCAGGAGTAATAAAGCCAATGCAAATAGCTGGAGATTTTGAGCAGACACAGATGGCTTTTACAACAATGTTGAAAAGTGCACAAAAGGCAAATTCATTTTTATCTCAGGCCCAAAACATGGCAAATAAGACACCTTTTGAGTTTCCACAATTAGCTGATGCAAGTAAGAAGATGCTTGCTTTTGGATGGAACGTTAAGAGCATACTTCCTGATTTAACAACAATAGGAGATGCTGCTTCCGGATTGGGATTAGGTGCTGACGGGATAAATCAGATTACTCTAGCTCTTGGACAGATGAAAGCAAAAGGTAGAGTACAAGGTGACGAGATGCTTCAATTAACGGAAGCTGGCATACCTGCCACTAAAATACTCCAGGAGCAACTTGGATTGACTGCAAAACAGGTTGCCAATATAGGTGATGCAGGGATAAGTTCAGATAAGGCCATACGTGCACTGCTCACAGGTATGAATAAGAGATTCGGTGGAATGATGCAGAACCAGGCTAAAACTGCACTTGGTCTTATGTCCACATTGAAGGATACCTTTGAAAACAAATTGATGAATCCATGGGGACAAGGATTATGGAGTGGAATAAAGCCCGGATTAACAAAAGTCACTGACTGGTTGGACAAAAATGATAAGAAAGTTACTGAACTTGGTAATTTGTTTAAAAAAGCAGGACATAACGTAAGTTCATTCATAGGTGGAGGACTTGAAAGTGCACAGCGAAGACTGGACAGATTGATGAACAGCAGCCAGTGGAAGAATGCTGATCTTGGGGGAAAGATAACTCTTACATGGGATAAAGTGATTGCCGAACCATTCTCAAGTTGGTGGAATGGATCTGGCAGACCGAAGATAAACAAGGTTGCAGGAGGTATTGGATCTGCCATTGGTGGGACCATAGGCGGAGGGATTACTTCCTTCCTTGATGCACTTGGGGGCAAGGATAGCAGTAAGACCGGTGGTGCAGGTACAACAGCAGGTACAGCCTTTACGAATGGTTTCCTGCAGGCTTTTGATACTGGCAAGATAGTAGATAAATTGATATCCTCTTTTAAAAACGCCAATTTGAATGCTTTAAAAGATCCTAGTGGTAGTAATGTTGCCAAGGCTGGAATAATGGACTATATACTGTTTAGTTCCCTTGGGGGTGCAGCACTTTTAAAAGGTGGATTTAAGCTTGGCAAGGGTGCATTTAAATTCGGTAAATGGGCTTTTGGGAAAGAAGGAACTAAAACTGCTGAAAGTGCTGCCGAAAAAATGGCAGGAAGTGCAGGATCGGCTGCCCAAAAGGCTTCTAAAGCACGCAAAGGTTCAACCAGACCTTTTTCAAAGGAGATTGATGAGCTAAAGTCTAATATTGCAAATGCTAAAAAAGGAGTTGAAACTGCAGGTAAAAATGTAAATGATAAATCAAAAGCATATGCTACTGCCAGACAAGCATTTAAGGAAGCAAGAAATACTAAAACTTCTTCTGAACTTACCAATGCTGCAAAAGCCTTTAGAAAAGCTGCGGATACATCAAACGCAGCTGAAAAGTTGAGAAAGTCGACACAGAGCGAATTAAACAAGTCCATAAAAGATTATAAGAACCTTATGGCAAAAGTAGCAAATGTAAAAAATAGTGGTGCCTCAGTTCCGAAATCATTGTCAAAACAAGCAGATGAAGCCAGGGCAAGAATAGATAGCGTACGAGAAAAAGCTAAAAGTGCAGGGCAAAATGCAGCAAGAAAAAAAGAAACATATAGCAAAGCCAGGGATACATTTAAGGCTGCTAGAAGTGTTGGCAATGATTCTAATTTAAAGAAGACAACGTCTGATTTTAGAAAAGCCGTTAACGAATCCCAAAATGCGGAAAAAGCAAGAAAAGAAGCCCAAGAGAAGTTAAATAAGACCATAAAAGAGTATAATGATTTTATAAAAAAATCAAAAAATACAGCTAAAGAAGCTATTCCTAAAGCAGTAGAAAATTCAAGCAGGGCATCAAAATTCTTTAAGTTTGCAGGCAAGGGTATAAAAGGCATTCCTATTGTTGGAGGAGCACTTACTCTTGCAGGAGCAGGGCTTGATATATTAACATCTTCCGACAAGAAAAGGGGTGCTTTTGGTGCTGCCGGCAATATTGCAGGTGGACTTGCTGGAGCAAAGGCAGGTGCTGCCGTTGGCTCTATATTTGGTCCCGTAGGAACTGGAGTTGGTGGAATAGCGGGAGGTATAGCAGGTTCAATCGGTGGAGAAAAGGCTTTAGACTGGATCTATGATAAAACAGGACCCGCCACTAAATATCTACAGGATAAGTTTGGTGATGCTAAGAAATCTATTGAGAATAAATGGTCAAATACTAAAACTTGGTTTGGAACAAATGTCGGGACTCCTCTTAAAAACGGGGCAATAAACACTATAAATTTCACCGTTGGAGTTTTTTCAATGGGTAAGGAGGCTGTGCAAAGGAAATGGGCTCCAGTTGGTAGATGGCTTGATTCTAATGTATTTACACCTATAAAGGGGTATGCTTCTCAAGCCGGAGCATGGATCGCCCAGAAATTCGGTTCAGCTAAATCGTGGGCTCAATCTCACTGGTCAAGTTTTTCAGGGTGGTGGAGTACTAATGTTGGAACTCCAGTTAGCAACGCTGCTTCAAGAGCTGGAGCATGGATTGGACAAAGATTCGGTGCTGCCAAGGATGCGGCTCATACTGCATGGACAGGTTTCTCCGGCTGGTGGAGTAAGAATATTGGAGAGCCTACGAAAAGTGTTGCAACTGACGTAGGAAAATGGATAGGTGATAAACTTAGTGGCGCTAGAAAATCGGTAGAAACAGTATGGTCTGATTTTTCAAGTTGGTTTAAGGAGCATATAGGCGGACCTGCTTATGCACTATTAGAAAAAATTATGACAAAAGGGGAACAAACGACGGGATTAACTCCTTCTAATAGTAGGAAAAACGGTAAAAACCATGCTAATGGGGGTATCGTAACGGGTCCAGAATTCAGCCTTATTGGAGAAGCTGGATATGAAGCTATAATCCCACTTTCACCTAATAGAAGAAACCGAGGACTGCAGTTATGGCAACAGGCAGGGAAAATGCTTGGTGTAAGAATGTTTGCCAACGGTGGCATTGTTGGTGGTTCTACTGGTGGAGCAAAAGTTGCAAAAGCTACTGCAAATGTGTCAACTTCCATAGCTTTAGGAGACAATGCTTTATCTCAGTTTAAGCAGTATGGCAACAAGATAAATACCAATTTAAGCACAGGGATAGATCAGACAAGGCAGATACCAAATAACTCCATAAACAAGGTTGCTGCTACGTCAAAGGGAATTTTAAATAATTTTGCACAGAAGGGACATATCTATGGAATTGCAGTAAATAATGATATAGCAGCAGGTATACGATCCAATATGGGTAATGTCACAGGCATGGTTAAAACTCTTACAGACAAGGTAATAACACAGTTCAAGAATGGTTTTGGAATACATTCTCCAAGCAGGGTGTTCTATAAATTAGCACAGTATATTCCACAAGGATTTATAAATGGATTGACTTCCAAGGACATGGGAGGATTTATAAAGAATTGGATTGGTGATATAACATCTACAGCAGGCGGTGCTATGAGTGGCAATGTATCCGGATGGTTGAGTTCTGCATTAGCTATAACGGGTACTCCCATGAACTGGTTATCTGGATTGTTGAGGCTGGTGCAGGCTGAAAGTGGTGGAAATCCAATGGCTGTAAATCCGCAAGCTGTTAATGGAGAACATGCCACTGGATTGTTACAGACATTAGGTTCTACGTTCAGGCAGTATGCAGTAAAGGGATTGGATAACATCTTGAATCCTATTGCAAACGCAGCAGCAGCCATAAACTATATAAAATCTACTTATGGGAGTGTGTATAATACACCACTGTTCAAGGGCGGAAGCTATGTAGGTTATGCAACTGGCACAGACAACGCAAAACCAGGACTTGCCAGAATAAATGAAAGAGGATGGGAGTTTGTGGACTTTACCGGAGGAGAGAAAGTACTTAATCATAATAAATCTGTAAACCTCATGGAGAAGACAGCAAATTCAATAAAAAGGGTAAGAAATGCCATGATGGCACTGGCAAGAAGAGATACCAAGAGCGAAAGCGTTCCAGAAGATAACTCTAATCCAATGTATTATACCTCACAGCCGCAGATGGCTGTATCTGGTGGATATGGTGATGTTAATGTAGATGTCCAAAATAACTTCAGCGATAGCACAGATGTAGACGGGATAGTAGAAAAGGCAACTGTGGAATTTGCTAGAAAGTTAAAGGCAGCCTTGCTGAATAAGAAAAAATAAGGAGTGAAATTGATGAGTAATCAAAATCCAAGAAATGAGATTAAGGCTTTAAATAGAAAAATAGCAGAGCTTGAAGGTCAAGTTCAAACTCTGCAAGATTCTAAAAAAAGAGAACGAGAATTAAGCGTTGAAAAATCATGGTATTGTACAGCTAAACACTTTAAAAGTTTACTGGAAGATGCAAAGTATTGTCGTATTGCTGATTTTGGAAAGCCATGTCAAGATTGCAAGTATAATTTTGGACTTAATGGTAAGTTAAGATGTGACATGAATTATGCATATGAGAGATTTCGTGTTCTGACAATAGCAACAGGCATACGTTTTGGTCCTTGGAGTAAAGAAAAATAAATTACTCTGGATTTTCAGGTGCATTTTTTACAATAGGACATAATTTTTCACTACAGGAATTTCGTGCTTTATATTCACAATGATTAACGCCTTTTTTGTAGCCGTTTAATCCTGTAGTAATAATATGATGGTAAGTAATGTCAACAAAATATTCACAATCTTGTTCAGGACAATATCCATAAACAGGAACTATATAGTCCATAATTTATCACCTCCTTACAGGTGATAATTCTACAAATATTATAAAGTTCCCTTTATTGGCAAATTATGATATAATTTTATTAACATTTTGTGAATAGGGGGAAGGTTATGTTTAAAAAGATATCAATTATTATAGGCACGTTATTAATATCACTTGCTTTTGTTGGGTGCGCTCCAAAGGGTGATCCGTCACAAGTATTGAATGATTATTATGATAATATAAAAAATGGAGACGCTAAAGCAGCCTATAATACTTTAGCAGATGCAAGCAAAAAGAATTTTAAAAAGGATGATTTTGTTAAGTGGGTTAATGCTCAAAGTGAAGTGTATACTTTTAAAGGTGCAAAACTAGATAAAGGCAATGAATATAAAGATAAAAAGCTAGATGGTATTGTATATAAAAATGCGGTTGAATTTAACGTAGTGGATACTAGCCATGATAATTATAATGATAAAAATACAACAGCAAAATATAAAAGATATGTTGTAAATGATAATGGAAAGTGGAAAGTATACAGAGAGAAAGAAAATGGTAAAGATGTATTAGCAGGTTCCGTGATTGATTTAGCTTCAATGTATGCAGAAGGCAAAGGAAAGAGTATAGATTTAAACCAAGCTGCATCCATACTAAACGAATCAGTTAAGACAAATCCTAATTATAGTCCGACTTATTATGCGTTATCATCTGTTTATTGTAATTTAGAGAGATATGACGAATCAATTAATGCTGCGAATAAGTATTTAAATAATGTAAAAGATGAAAAAAATAAATCAGATACGTATAATATCTTAGGGATAGATTATAAAGGTAAAAAAGATTATGCAAAGGCAAAAAAATACTTCAGCCAAGCTATACAACTAAATCCCAATAATCAATATGCTAAAACTAACTTGCAACAGTTAAGTCAGGAAGAAGAACTTAACAGTTTATTTCAAAACTGATTTTACCAAAAAAAGAATCACTTAGGTGGTTCTTTTTTAGTGGAAAATACACCCGATTTTGAGAGTGAGTGTATGTATTAGTTGTCTCTATTTTTAGATATTTTAAATAGTTCAAATTCAACTAAGCTTTTTAATTTTTCACCTAAATTTTTAAATTCATCATCAGACAAGTTTAATTTTGTAAAGTCTTTGTTTGTGTAATAGCAGATAGTAGCAATTGCCTCATAAAATGCACCTGGATGTAAGATTGTAGATTTTGCAAAAAAGCCTCCTGGTATTTGGATATATTCTTCATCCTTTTTAGTGTTTATATATGGATAGAACTGATTAATAAAATCTTTATCATCATCTAACAACGCCAATGTTAAATCTTCTTTTGAGATTTTTTCATTTAAAAAAAATTTTTTTAAAAATTGAGCTTGATAATTATTTGCATCTTTATTGTTATATATAACTGTTGTAAAAGTATCTAAGGCAATCCATTTAGCAATTTGTTCATCTGTATAACCAATAGATTTAGCTATTCTTTGGATTTCGTCATAACTTGCATCGTTGGTATTTTTAAGTAATGAGTTTAATCTATTTATAGAAATGTTTGTATCTTTAGATATTTGTTCTAAACTGGTACCATTTGATATAAGATGTTTTAAAACTTTTTTAGTAATAGTGTCTCTTTCTCCAGCTAAGTCATTAATAGTAACATTAAGTGCTTTAGCCATTTTATTTAATGTCTCTATGCTAGGTTTTCTATTATTATTTTCATATCTAGTTATAGTGACAGGAGTAACCCCAATTTTTTCGGCTAACTGTTTTTGCGTTAAATTTTTGGATTCTCTTATTTTTTTTATTTTTGTACCAATATCCATTTTACAAGTCGCCTCACAATATCAGTATTTATTGTATATGTTTTATATACAATATAATATTTATTATATATGTTTTATATCCAAAATGGAATATATTTATGTATTCTTTAAAAAAAAGTACCAATTCAGTATTGACAATATACCATTATGGATATACAATATAAACATAAAATACCAATATGGTACGAAAATAGAATAGGAGGAAGATATATGGAAGTAAAAATAGCTAGGATAAGAAAAGGGCTTACGCAAAAACAGTTAAGAGAAAAAGTAAATATTTCTCCAAACAAATTAGTTCAAATTGAACATGGTAATTATTCTAGTGTTACTTTTGAGCAAATGAAAAAAATTGCAAAGGCACTCGGGACAGATGCAGTAAAATTATTTTTCAATAATGATAGTCGTAAAGAAAATTAAAAACCCGTCTGTTACTGCAAATAACAAACGGGTTGCCGAATAGGCTTTATAATACAATCACTATAAGTATTATAGCTTATTCCGGTAATAAAATCAAAGGAGAGTTATAATATGAATAATTTGGTAAGGTTTTTTCAGAATGATATGTTCAATTTGGCTGTGAAGTTGGAAAATGGGGAATGGGTATTTGATACTGAAAGAGTTGCTAAGTGCTTAGGTATAACTACCGTTGCCAAAAGTGGCAACGCATGTGTTAGATGGTCAAGGGTAAATGAATATTTAAAGCCTTCTACCAAAAGTGGTGGAAATGATAATTCGCCACTTGTGGCGAAAGGAGATTTCATTCCAGAACCTGCGGTGTACAAGTTAGCATTTAAGGCTAGTAATGAAGTAGCAGAGAAATTCCAAAATTGGTTGGCTACAGATGTTTTACCACAATTAAGGCAAACGGGTAAATATGAAACTGGCAATGTAGTAGATTTTGATAAAAAATTGGATAAGCTAAAGCTGGAAAAAGAAGGTTTAAAACTTGCAGTAAATATATTAAAGCCAAGCAAGGTATCAACTATAAAAATGCTTAAGGCTTTCAATGAATCTCAGGGGTTATCTGTTGATTATTTACCTGAATATGTAGATGAGGAAACTGGAAAATCTGCTACAGAGTTGCTGAAAAAATTTAATTTGCCGTATACAGCACGGAAATTCAACAAAATTATGATGGACAAGGGGTTCTTAGAAGAGAGAACTAGGAAATCAACTAATAAACAAGGGTATAAAAGATATAAGGTATTAACTGAAAAAGGATTGAAATATGGTAAGAATGTTATTTCTTCACGAGGAACAGAAAATGAAACACAGCCGTTATATTATGAAAGCACCTTTATGGAATTGGCAAATTCTTTAAGCCTTCTCCAGGAGGTGATGTAACATGGAAAAGTGGACTAACATTAATGAAAAGCAGATTTTAACAAAAGAATTTAGTGGTAAAAGAGTAGTGACATTTAAAGACGTAGATTTAGTTCATGAAAGAGTAAATGGTACAGCAAGTAGAAATTTTAGATCTAATAAGGAACATTTTATTGAAAATGAAGACTTTTATATTATAAATATAACTAACGACGAAATTCGTCGCCAGTTCGGTGTAAAGAAAAATGCCGGAAGACAACTTATTCTATTAACAGAAACAGGGTACTTAATGTTAGTAAAATCTTTTACTGATGATTTAGCATGGAAGGTTCAAAGAGAACTAGTTAATGTTTATTTCAATGTTCATCATCTAAAAGTAGAACAATCAAAGCTTCAGGAGCCATATAAACTGACTAAGAAATTTTATAATGGCAATCCAGTAATGGTATTGAAGGACTTGGAATTCCTTATAGGAACTTCAGTTCATACTATTGGCTATATTCTTAAAAGTAATAATCAATTTACTATAGGAGTGGACTATTTTCTACTGGAAGGCAAGGAGCTTAAAAATTTCAAGAAAAATAATGATGTTTCTAAATTAATAGGTTCACTGATTGTTATTCCCAAACAAGGAGTTGATAAATTGTTGAACTTGCTGTTACTTAAACCCGCAGGGGAATTAAGAGAAACATTTGAAAGATACTTTGAGTTAGAGAAGCCAGTACCACAAGGTAAGAACAAAGTACCAGTTTTGGAACAGCTTCAAGCTTGCAAGTTTATCGCTGATGATCTTAAAGTGGGGGAGGCAGTAAAAATGTCTATATATAGGATGGTTTGTGAGAAAAATGGAATCGGCACTGCTGTTGTGGACAAGATAGAACACAGAAAAAAGCTTGATAAAGAAGTCAAAGAAATCACCATGAAATATGGAGTGTACTTACTAGAACATTTTACAACGCATGAAATAATAGACATGAAAAATCAATGGGTTTATGATAATAATGTTAAATCAGAGAAAGTTAAAAGTTATATGCTAAAATTGTTTGACATCATTATTAAAATATCAACGAAAACAAAGAGAACGGCTTAAAATAGAGCACTTACTTTTATAGTAGGTGCTTTTCTTATGCTTAAAAAGAAGGTGATACCATGAATTCTACAGCACTTACGGAGGCCGTCAAGTTGCTAAATGAATTTACAACCATGATTGTACCTAATTATGATGTCTACCTTACGAATACAGCAGACAATGACACTTTCCATTTCCCTGTGAATCCATTCAACTATTCCATGGACCACGATAAAAAATATAACACCGTTGAAATAGTTGATGTAGGAGAGACTGATGTACCGGACAAAGGGACAAAAATACAGAAGATATCTTTTGATACCATATTCCCAAGAGAGTATGATTCCTACTGCAGGTATCAAGATATTCCGAGTCCCAAAAGTGTTATGGAGAAATTGAAGAAATGGCAGGAACAAGCACAGCCACTTAGATTAATTATCGACGGTGTGGGGCTGAATGAATTGGTCATAATCGACGCCATGCCGGAAAAAGAGGAACCTGGAGAAATAGGTGACAAATATATAACCATGAACTTCAGGACCTACAAGGAAGTTAAGGTTGAATTATATAATCCAAAAGCCAATTCTTCTACACTAAAAAATAACAGAACTCCAACAGCTACCACAAAAGGTACTTATGTTGTAAAAAAAGGTGACAATCTCTGGAACATAGCAAAGAAATATTATGGTAATGGAGCAAAATGGACAACTATATATACTAAAAATAAATCTGTTGTAGGCTCAAATGAAAACTTTATACTTCCTGGACAAAAGTTGGTGATACCATGAATATAATTTTGAATGAAAAATATGAACTGAAGAATGTAAATGAGGGAATAACCTTGCAGGAAAGCCTTGACAGCATTGCCTACAGTGCCACCATAATTCTTCTGGATACTGACGAATTGAGAAAACTGAACATAAAGAAAAAGGACAGGTTAAGGATAGTTGACATACATGCTGAAAAGAATCAGCCCACAAATTTATTTGATGGTGTTGTGTGGGAAGTTGTAAGAAGCAGGAAAAACAGGACACTTACAATAACGGGAAGGGAGAGGACTGTATTTATGGAAGAATCCGAAGATGATTTTCTGCTTCCTGCAGGACAGACTGCAACACAGAGGATAACAAAGTATGCCAAGGACTGGAATATACCTATAGCAAGTCTTATTGACACCAAAATAAAGCTTGAAAAGGCACAGCAGGGTGGACAAAAATTACTTGACCGTATAGATGCGGATCTTAGAGAAACTGCACAAAAAGGCGGTAACCTTTATAAAATAAGGATGCTCGACAAATTAAATATCATCCAGCTCGGCAGCAATAAAAATATATGGAAACTTGAAACTGTCGCTGATGATATTGAAACTACAAGCAGCCTTGAGAGTGCAGTTACAAGGGTCAAGGTTCTCGGCCAGGACAAGGATGATGGAAAAGCCACTCCGGTTATAGGTACTTATTCAAAAGACACCGACAAATACGGTACTCTGCAGAAAATCCTCCAGGATGAAAAAGTTACAAATGCCACCCAGGCAAAAGCCAAGGCTGCAAATATGTTTAGCGACGGTAAGGAAGTTATCCATATAACCTGCAACAAGGATGTAAATACCATAAGATCCGGTGATGCAATAATGGTGGATGGCGTTATATGGTATGTCATGGATATTACCCACAGCATGAATATACCTTATACAATGGACATAAATACAGGCACGCCACTGTATATAAGGAGGGCTTTTTACAATGAATAGTGAGAATGAAATGGCCGATCTGGTTAGTGTTATACATGGAAACAGTAGAGAAATTGCCGGAAAAGTAGTGAACAATACTGGATTCAGTATGGCACTTGGTACCATAACTCAATCTGGCCTTGTACTTGACAATTTTAAATATGAAATAACCAATTATATGGTGCTCGACTATCTGGCAATGGATAAGGACTATTTTACCGGAACTGATGTAGCCGGAGGAGAATACAGCCATTCACACAGGGTAAAAACCCCGGATGGATTGAAGCCTTTGAATGTAGGTGACAGAGTGATTGTGGCCACAATAGGGGCACAGAATATAGTTGTGGGGAGAGTGAGGTCAAATGCCTGATTTATTTCCTTCTGATGTGAATTATTCTGACGATCCATTAGAAGACACATCCGGTAGTGATACTGAATACAAAGGCTCTTATAAATTTGACTTTGACAAGGGTGAGTTTGTAAAGAACCCTGACGGGACAATAAAGAAATGCAATGATATAGAGGCATATAAACAGTGGTGCCAGCTTGCAATGTTAACTCCCAGAGGGCTGCTTGGATACAGTGATCTGTTCGGGCATGAACTGAATACTCTGGCAGGCACCCAATATTCTAAGGGTGCTGTAGAACTTGAGGTTAAAAGAATGACAATGGAGGCTCTTATGGTGCATCCAAGAACCAAAGATGTTACTAATTTCAGCTTTGCATGGCAGAACAGTGGGGAGCTGTACTATCAATATACTGTTGTTACTGTAGATAATGTTTCTCTTAATTTGAACAATACTACGAAAGTGTGGTGATTAAATGGATGATTTACAAATACCTGATTTTTTAAATGAAGATGCGGATACAATACATGAAAGAATGCTTGAAAAAGCGCCCAAAGATATAAATACTATCGAGGGAGATTTTTTCTGGAACAATACAAGGCCTGTAGCCGAAGAAATAGCAGCAACAAAACAACTTCAGCTTGCACAAATACTGAGACTTGCATTTGTACAGTACAGCAGTAAGCCATATCTTGATTTGATAGGAGGACCTCTTGGCATTACAGGAAATGCTGCTACCAGTTCACATGATACTCTAAAAATTGAAGGAGTACCGGGAACTGTGCTTCAAAAGGGCAAAGTTGCGGGAACGCCAAGCAGTGATGATGTAGAAAGTATAGAATTTGAGTTTCAAGAGACAAAAACCATAGATGATACTGGGGTAGTTGATATAGAGGTACAGTGTACGCAGCCGGGTACTATAGGAAATGTTAAGGCTGGCAGTGTAACACTTATGATAACTCCTATTAATGGAATTAAGAGTGTGACCAATGAGAAAAATTTTACAAATGGTACTGATGAGGAAGATGATGAACATTATAGACAGAGAATTTTAGAACAGATGCAAGCACCTGCAACTAGTGGAAATAAGACACAGTATAAAATATGGGCCAAGGAAGTTGATGGAGTTGGAGATGCAAAAGTATTCCCACTCTGGAATGGAAATGGAACTGTGAAAGTAGTAATTGTGAATGCAAATAAGAGGGCAGCAGACCAGGCATTAGTTCAAGAAGTTAAAGACTATATAGATCCACAGCCTGAAGCACACGGAGAAGGGCAGGCACCAATTGGGGCAACCTTGACAGTCGTATCCGCCACAGAAAAGGCAATAGATGTAACTGCCAAAGTAGTTCTTGCAGGTGGTTATACAATACAACAAGTGCAGGATAATTTTAATACAAACATGCAAAAATATTTGAGTGATCAGGCTTTTAACTCCACCTATATAAGTTATGCCAAAGTTGGAGGTATTCTATTAAGCACAGGTGGAATTGTGGATTATAATAGTTTAACTTTAAATGGTGGAACTGTAAATGTGGCACTGACAGATGAGGAAATACCTGTTGCCGGCACTATAAGTTTAGGGGTGTGATAAATGGCATATCCACAGGAAATAGATAAATTCACAGAAAAACTAAATAAACTTGATAATAACACCTATGTGATTGAGGAAAAGGTTGAGATTGTAAATGGTGTATATGAAGGTGAACTGGAACATGATAATATCAGCTTGCCTTCTATTAATGTATACACAGGAAGCAAACTTACAGGTCAGAAGATAGAAAATGTTATAGTGTCTACTCCAAGCCTTACACCATGGAAGAATACAATCAAGATATTTTCCACCGTATCTCCGGTTTATATAACCTACCAGACACAGGGGGATACTGTAGAGGCGGAGGATATAAACAAGGCTCAGGACAGTATCGTGAACACCCAGACCGAGGTTGATAGGTACAAAACTTCCAATGACAACAGGGTTACTGATGCCGAAAATAGGATTTCAACTGTGGAGAATAACAAAGCTGAAAAAACTTATGTGGATACCGAACTTAACAAAAGATATCTGAAGACTGAAACCTATAGCAAGACCGAGACAGACCAGAGAATACAGATGGTGGTGGATGCAGCACCTGAAGCACTGGACACCCTGAAAGAAATTGCAGAGTCTCTGAATAATGACCCTGATTTTGCAGCTACAATTACAACTGCACTTTCTAAAAAAGTGGATAAAGTAGATGGAAAACAGCTTTCTACAGAGGATTACACCACTACTGAAAAACAGAAATTAGCAGGGATAGAGGATGGAGCAAACAAGTATGTTCATCCTACCACGCACCCAGCGTCAATGATTACAGGATTATCAAAAGTTGCTACGAGTAATAATTATAATGACCTGAATAATAAGCCTAGTATACCAACGGCTCTTCCAGCAGATGGAGGTACTAGTTCATTTTTAGGTAATGCAGTTAATGTTGATAATTATAATGCACTGAATCCTTCAGTGATAGCTCAAGGCAATATAACGCCCATAAAAGCTCCAAACACAGCAAATGCACCTTGGAATAATACTACAGCAGGTTTATTGATTCAAAGCAATGATTCGGACAGCTTTCATATAATCATATTTAAAAGTGGTGGTGATGGATGGGCGTATCGTTCTTATTATAAAGGTACATGGTCAGACTGGAAGATATGGTCAACTTTTAGTGGAAGTTATAATGATCTGAGCAATAAACCAAGCATTCCGGCAAAAGTATCCCAATTGGTTAATGATAGTAAGTTTGTAACTCAAACAGACTTAGGAAATGCTGGCTATGGTGATATGCTGAAAAGTGTCTATGACAAAGATAATGACGGTGTAGTAGATAAGGCTGCAGGTATAAATAGGAAAGATATAACGGGGCAGACAGTAGATTTGAATAATATTACTTTAGAAGATGGGGTATTGAATAGGTATTATATAGAAACGTCTAATGGAGGATCGGCGAATATTTCAAATATGCCTGTAACTGACAACCCGTTTATTTTAGATGTAGAGTTAATTCGGTGGATAAGTTCTAGTGATTATATAACAAAACAAACTTTTGTGTCTACGGGCACTAAACGTAAATATGAAAGATTTTATAGTACTGGTTCTGGATGGAGTAGTTGGTCGACGGTATTAACCTCAACCAAGAAATGTACATGGAATGATCTCAAGGGGGTGTGATGTATGTATGGTAATCAAAAGTATGGGACTGTTGGGTATTCTCAAGAACAGCAGATATCACCTGAAGACATCAATCCGTATAAACCTGACTTGTTGAAATACATTACACCACTACTGCATGAGGTACCTGAATTTAAAGCCTGGAATGAATCCTGTGGTTATGAACTTGGCCTTCTAAAATTAGATGGAGAACAATTATTAAAACAGCTCTTTGTAGATACTGCCACATGGGGGCTTATATATTGGGAGAATCAATATGGCATCCCCATTGACTTAAACAAAAGCTACGAAGATAGGCGAGAAGTCATAAAGGCAAAACTTAGAGGCTCAGGTACAACAACGGTTCAGATGATAAAGAATACTGCCGAGGCCTTTAGTGGCGGTGAATGTAATGTAATTCAACATCCTGAAAACTACAGCTTTACAGTACAGTTTATAGGTATAAAAGGGATTCCAAAGAACATGGAAGCTTTTAAACAAATGCTTGAGGACATTAAGCCGGCACACCTGGCATATGACTTCAAATACACATATACAATTTGGAATTTTTTGAAAGACAAGAATCTTACATGGGGTCAGGCCAGGACCAAAACGTGGGACAATCTGAAAGTTTATGATGGATAGGAGGAGAAGATATGAAGACAACAGCAAATTACGGTCTTAAAAAGCCGGAAGGTACAGATGTAGTTGATATACAGAATTTCAATGACAATGCTGATATTATTGATGCTGAATTAAAGACAAGGGCTTTAGTGACAGACATTCCAAGCAGTCTTCCAGCAAATGGAGGCAATTCTGCAACAGCTACCAAATTAGCTACAGCTAGAAAAATAAATGGAGTTGCTTTTGATGGTTCTGAAGATATAACAGTTACTGCTAATCCAAACGCACATACACATACAAAATCACAAATAACGGATTTTCCTTCAAGTTTACCCGCCAATGGGGGAAATGCAACAACAGTAAACAATCACACGGCAAGTGGAACACCAGCAACTGCAGAAAAAACTGATATCGTAAAAATGATAAATGAGCTTTTTACAAATGTCAATAATGGGAAAAACAGCGTTTATTCCGCCATTGTTGACAAGGGTACAACACCAGCCAGTAAAGATTTTGCAGACTTGGTGGCAGGAATAAGCGCAATTAACACAGGTAAGAAGTGGGCCAGTGGGACAACCTCAGCTGGCAGCCAAACCAGTTTTGAATATGCTGATGGTTCTGATACCGGTTCAGCTTATCCTTTAAAACTACCTATAACATTTGAGCCTTCTCTTGTTTTAGCTGTGAGTCATGTAGCTTCTTATTATGTAGCAGTA